TTTATTTATTGACCAAACCCAATGATTGGAAAATTAATACAAAAGAATTAATGCGTCATTTTACCAAGTGCAAGGATAAAATTCATGGCTTATTAAATGCATTAATCGACCTCGGATTATTGAAAAGGGAGGTCAGTCGAGAGGTAGGTCGATTTTCAAAACCGACCTACAAACTTTTCCTTAAAACTCAAGCCAGCATTGACTTTCCACCGCAGGCTATTTTACCGGCTCCGGTTCCACCGGCTCCGGTAAAACCGCCTCTATACAAAACAAAGAGATCTTCTCTACAAAACAAAGAAGGTAAAAAGATTAAAACATATGGCCCCTCTTCGAGAGGGCCGAATATAAAAAATATTTCTTCTTACAAAGAAGATGAATTATTTATGAGATTTTATAAATCGTACCCGGTAAAAGAAAAGCCTTCTATTGCTTACAAGGCATTTAAGAAATTAAATCCGGATGCAGCGCTTGTGGAAAGAATGGTTGAGGATATACAAACGCGCCTTTCCAATAACTGGCTCAATCTAGGTAAACAATTCATCCCATTTCCTGCCACTTACCTCAATAGCAGTCATTGGGAAGGAGAATATTTTCTTCGAAAGGAAAAGCCGGATTACGTACAAGATAAACAAGAATCCATCGAACGCGAGAAGAAAGCGCAACAAGAAAAAGTTGACGAGATTAATGCGGCTTTAAAATTTAAACAAATCCAGTTAATGGCTAGCTTAAAGCTTACTGAGAAAGATTTAACTGATGCAAATAATTATAGGCAATGGAAAAAATCAGGGAATAAAGTTTTATGTGAATATATAAAATGTCCAAATGAAAGAAATCGCCTTGAAGGTATCTGCAATCAATTATCGGATTATTATAATAGTGATGCTGCATGACAGCCTAAATAATGTCGCATGGATAGAATTTGGAAGAAATAGAGGGTATTGTGAAAGGTTTTTGGAGAATGTTTATAATTAATAAAAAAAGAGAATTCGATAAAGAAAGAGCACTGTACAAAATCTGATATTTACAGTTACAGATTGAAATACAATGCTTTTAAAGTTCTATCAACAGATTTATCAACAATAAATGGGGATAACTATTTCATTTTTTTTGTGCTTTTAATTTATCTATTTCGTGAAAAATATTGATGAATTGTTTTTTAAAAAAGTCATGTTCAACTTTTAAGTCTTTTGTTCGAGTGATATAGGATTTTTTTATATGGTCTTGCAGGAGCAGAAAAGAGGTTAGTCCGCCTATAAACCCCGACGTAGACCCAATTAAATAGAATATTCCATTATGCATTTTAAAATCCTTTTATGATTGTTCGTGGATAAATCCTATTTCATCTTTTAACGCATTAATGACTATATTTTTGTAGTCTGCTTTGAGCAATTGATTATCATTTTCTTCGAGAAATAAAGCTATGTTTTTGTAAATTTTTGACCAGATACAAAATAAATTCAGGGTAATCATTTTAGCAATTTCATCATTTTTTTCTAAAGCCAGTTCATTCATAAATGCGGTTAATGTGGTTACGGCTTCGTTGATTAATAGATCTTGATTCATAAATATTACTCCTTGATTAAAATATCATTAATTAGCTTTTTAATTTTTAGTAAGTCGTCATGTTTTAATAGTCTTATAATTTTATAGGCTAAAAACAATTTGTTAGCGGATGATAACCTATCCACTAATTCGAGCACCTCTTTTACTTCTCCCATTTTATAAATCCTTTTAGTTTTCATCTAGCGGTCCTGATATTGTAACTCTTAAATTCCTTATTTCGGAACTAATCACGAGTAATTCTAGTTCGAGATCTTCCAACAAATCCGCTAAAGCTTGCAATCTACTTAAATCTACCATTTTATTCCTCCTCGTCTTCGTAAAAATCATCTGCGTCTGCATCCCAACGCAATTCCATCCATTCTTCATGCTCAGCTTGAAGTTCTAATTCATCACCATGCCACCGATCCATCATTTTTATCCTCCTAGTTGCTGTAAGTTATGCATCTATTATAAAATCATATTTACATATAGTCAAGTTAATTTATAAAATAAAGTAAAATAGTTTTATATTATTAATTTGACTTCTGATGGGGCATTGATCTACACTTCCAGAAATTGGGTGAGGAATGAAGATGCTTAAGTACACAGGTGATATAAATGATTCAAAAGCAATGGCGAACTATCTGGAATTAGTGCAATCGTTGATAACTGCTTTGAATATGAGATATAAATAAATGATGTCGAAAAGATGCGAAGCCTGCAATGGTCGTAAAAAAGTTCCTGGATTGGGGATGATTATGAAGAATTGCTCAGCATGTAAGGGAGTAGGGTTTGTTTCTGATAAACCTGTTTTAGAAATAAAAGAGAAAAAGAAGTAATTAAAATCGATTAATTTTATCGATCATATCCATTGCACGACTTTCCACTTCATCAACATCTTCAAATCCAGTTACCGAAAAGGAGAGCTCTCCATTGTAATGAGCATCTCCTGAGTAGTAACCTTCGGATTCCTTTGAAATGTATATTTCGTATCCCTTATATATTAAGTCATCCACTAATATTTTTGACATGCTTCATCCTTTATTGCTGAACATTCTCTTTGTATCTTAGTACGTCTTCTAACATTATTGCAATCTGTCTTATTTTTTTTACCGGTAACAAATAGAAGCTTTCGAACAGGTAAGTTAACGTGGTATCTTTTTCCAACATTTCTGTCAATGTTTTTATATTTTTGGCTCGCATTATTTTTCCTTTATATTTTTTCTTAATTGCGTTCTCTGTATTCTAAAATTTCCTCTATCATAACTTGCATTTCATTAAGTAGGTCACTGTCCTGAGTTAAAAGGGAATTGAAAATTGTTTGTAAATCAGATGTTTCGATAAGTCCTGCTAACAATTCTCTAGGAAAAGATTTTTTTTCAGGAAGCTTCTGGTTAATTTGATTATCGTTTTCTTGAATGCATTCACAGTGAAATTTTAAATAATCATTTACATCGCCATCCTTTTGCAATTGATACATGGTCACAACAGATTGTGACTTACAATCAGGGCATGTCATAAAGCCGTTGTACAGTTTATCCATATTTATCTCCTTCTTTGTTCTCCATAATTGTTTGACCTATTGTTTCCATTATTTGCTTAAATGATTCTAAGCTAGCATCGCGTACCCTATTTAAAAACTCAATTGATACCGTTGTCCCAGGCGCTACGCAATGACTCTGGAAGTACTTGAATATAAAATCGCCCAAAGCGTAATGCAGCCTTTCTAATTCCGGTGTATTACTTAGATCACCCACAATCAAAACCCCCCCACGTATGACACAACCCTATCAAAACCACAAAACCAACTCTAAAGATAGACTCACCTATTTAAACACTGGACCAAGGTCTAATGAGAGATTGCAATCGCATTAATCTGTGACTGATGACTTTCAATAACTTTCTGCATCACTCTAATATCAGCCTCTAAAAACTTTATGGATGTACCAGCATTAAATAATCTTCTGCTTAAATCGCACAAAGCCGCAGCAAATATTATTGCTATCATCCCTAAAGCTATCCATAAGCCCATATTATCCCCCTATAAACTTGATGTATTCATCAGTTGACTCAAACCCAACATAACATTCACTTGTTTCAATTATCGTTTTAGCCCAAGGCATTAACCCAAAGGCATTAACCCAAAGGCATCATACAAAGACTTTGCTTTAACTGTGCCAATTCTCATGCTGCCACCTCATTCATTTAGTTAAGCCATCATCCTTTCCTTGTGTGGTCTTTGTAGGTATTTATCCCGTCCATTGCAAGCTCTAAGGCTTTATTCATTTGGTCAAAGCCAATATCTTTAAGTGCTATTTTGATATCTCCGCAATGAAGAACTCCACCACGTACCAAGCATTTAAAATCCTCTTCATCGAGCGTTAAATGGCGAGGGTATTGTACTTGCTCGTCATCTGCTTTACTGAATAACCCCATTATTTACCCCTTATCCACTATCTAATTAAGAAGAGCCATAGTAACGTATAATTTCACTATTATCAATACTAAAAGTGAAATATATTTAATATAACTCCCGAATAATTTCCGGTATAGCAATTGACTTCACTTTTCTTGAATGCAATAATACATGCATTATACAGGAGTTTTATATGAAAGAAGACGGTATTGATTCTAAACAGCTAGATTTACTTTTTAATAAAATAGATTTTGAAATATCTAGACTTTATAACTGGCATATTTTTCACGCCTCTTTGCTTACTGTAACTAATTGCTGTTTACTTTATATTTTATTTCGGTGGTTTTAAATGATTGGTGAGGAATTAAGGGCTATTAGGAAGCTTTATAATAAGACGCAAGAAGATGTTGCGCGTGATTTATGCGTGACTTCTAGGATGTACAAGCGCTATGAGTACGGTGAAAGTTGTATGTCGGCTTCTATGATTGCTTTACTTAAGCTTCGCATCGCGCAGTGGAAGATGGATAGAGTGAAAGAGCTTGAAGATAAAATAAACATTATTTATTTGACAATTGATGAGATTAAATTGCGAGATATCTGAATGAATTATATGTGTGTGATAAAGAATTGCATTCTATTTGCTACAATGATATTGGACTTAATAAAAGCCAGGTATTTCTTTTATTTATTCACTAAGTTGATTTAAGGATAAGAAATAATGAATGACTTCACCAAAGAAGAGCTACAAGAAATATATTCCCACCTGGAAAATGAACCATTAGAATTACAGGATAAAATCCAATCCATGATTAATGACTATGATGTCAAAGTCATAGAATGTTGGCATTGCGAAAAGTGTGGACATATACAATGAGCTATTATTGCTTGCTTACAATTAACCCTCCAAAGTCAAAACATTTTATTGAAGTTGGCGCACATTACAATCTACCCTTTCATCCAACCCTAACAGATCAAATAGAAATAATGGGATTTCCTAGCATAATAACCGAAATATATTACATTATAGAAGATGTATGCGCTGGTGGTTATGCCACAATTCGTTTAAAAGCCACAGATTCCTTCTGCGCCAAAAAAGATAAAGATACTGTTATTCAATTTTTGAAAAAAATATATAATGAATTAAAAGAATGTGTACCGGATCTTGTTCTCAATGATTGGAGTTTTGAACTTTAAGTCTGATTATCATTATAACCAGACTTAGTAATTTAAATTATAAAGAGGAGTGTGAACATGATGCCTGGTATGTTTGATAGTTTAATTTATACACGGGAGTTAATCAGGATTATTTTAGGAGATGAGTGTTATCGAGTTACTCATTTTTGTATTCCGGATCCTATTGAGATTGAAGGTGTAGGATTTAAAAATGACATTTCTTGATAAAACATTTTGCGCATCTCCTGGTTGCGTAAATGAGTGCGGTCATAAAATGACTGAACTTGAGAAATATAGATTAGAATCACTTGTTGATTCGGTAGTTTCTTATTCTTATCTTTGCGGTTATCCTAAGTTTGATGTTGAGATCACACTCCCTAAAGAGGAATAAGTCATCGGGATATAGATCACACTGTGAAGATTGTAAGAATTAGTCTTTAGATTAATTCACTTTTTCTTTGCAACCTGGTATATTTAGAGCATGGTAAACGAATAGACGGATCTAGGGGAAATTATGTCTCATCCAAAACTACATAAACCAACGCCGGAATCAAGGGCAAAAGTGGAAGCATTAACAAGCTTTGGGGTCACTCAACAAGATATTGCTAATTATATGGATATCGATGATATGACGTTGAAAAATCATTATGAAATTGAATTGCGCACTGCGGCCATTAACGCCAATGAAAAAGTAGCCAAGCGTCTTTATGCTAAAGCTGTAGAACAAGATGAATTGCAAGCTCAGATATTTTGGATGAAAACACGAGGCCGATGGCGATCAGCCGACTCTGAAAAAGAGGATAAGCCAATTCAATTAACCATTACACACGAAGAGTTGCTTAAAAGTTTAAAATGACCCCAGAAGAAAAAGGTATTCGTCAAAAACTAAAAGATAATCTTCCTCATTATGCAATTAAATGTTTAAAAATACGTACGAAGTCGGGCTCTATAGAGCCTTTTTCCTTTAATAAAGCCCAGCAGCATATTCATAGTGAGATAGAGCGCCAAAAAGGCGAGACATCAAAAGTTAGAGCATTAATCCTTAAAGGCAGACAACAGGGTTGTTCAACTTATGTGGGCGCTCGATTTTATCATAAAGTTTCCCATCATTTTGGTACGCAAGCTTTTATTTTAACCCATGCTTTAGACGCTACCCAAAACCTTTATAAAATGGCTCAGCGATATTACGAGAATACTCCTGATTTAGTTAAACCAGAAGTAACTACTTCTAATAGCAAGGAACTTATTTTTGGTGGGCTGGATTCCGGCTATAAGTTAGGTACAGCTGAAAATAAAGCAGTTGGACGGTCTGCAACTATCCAACTACTTCATGGCTCTGAAGTGGCTTTCTGGAATAATGCAGCAGAACATGCTAAAGGAATAATGCAAGCAGTTCCTAATGCACCGGGTACAGAAATCATTCTTGAATCGACGGCTAATGGGGTAGGGAATTTCTTTCATCAGCAATGGCAACAAGCAGAATCGGGGCAGTCGGAATTTAAAGCTATCTTTGTCCCCTGGTTTTGGCAGCAAGAATATTCTCTTTTTTTAGATGATAATTTCTCTATTTCACCGGAAGAATTCGAATTAAAACAATACTTTAATCTTACTGATGGGCAAATAGGATGGCGTCGCAATAAAATAAATGAGCTTTCTGTTAATGGTCTTGACGGCGAAAAAGCATTTAAACAAGAATATCCGTGTGTACCTGAAGAAGCTTTTCAACTTACTGGGGAAGATTCTTATATTAATTCCTCTCTTATAATGCGTGCTCGAAAATGCGAAGCGGAGCGTTATGGTAGATTAGTTATTGGTGTCGATCCTGCTCGTTTCGGTGATGACAGAACTTCTATTATCAGACGACAAGGTAGAGTTGCGCATACTCTTCAGAGCTATATAAAAAAAGATACCATGGAGGTTGCTGGCATTGTCAGTCGTGTTATAGAGGAAGAAAAACCATTTAAAGCATTTGTGGATGTGGGTGGTCTTGGTGCAGGGGTTGTTGACAGATTGTTCGAATTAGGTTATCGAGGAATCGTTATTCCTGTTAATTCGGGATCTAAACCATTAGATGCAAAAAAATATCTTAATAAACGTGCTGAGATGTGGGGAGAATGTTTAAATTGGTTGAATAATGAGCCTTGTCAAATTCCAGATAGTGATTCTTTACATGCTGATTTATCAGGAGTGAAATATAAATTTGATTCCAATTCTCGTTTGCAACTTGAAAAGAAAGAGGATATGAAAAAACGTGGGGTTCGATCATCTGATGAAGCCGATGCATTATGCTTAACTTTTGCCTACCCTGAATCTTCATTACAATCTTCTAGTATTGAGAAACAAAAAGCTGCTAATATATTGACATCACAATTTGAGCGTGTAAAGGACGAGGCAGAATTGTATGGCAGAATTAAGTTATTTTAGCGAAGAAAATTTAAGTCGCATTAAACAAAGTATTGCGACTTCCTACCTTTATTTTGAAGACAACTATAAGCGATATAGAGATTTTCGCCAATATGTCTTTCGCGAATCCGTTACTGAAGATCAACGTGCAGTCCTTCGAAGATTAAATAGACCTTGTATCGAGTTTAATATATTAGAGGCTTACATCTCTCGATTACTTGGTGAATTCTCAAAGCATGAGCCAGGTATTATAGTTTCTCCTGCTGAAGGAGTGCCTGTTCCACCAGAAGTTATTGATTTGGTAGAAGGTCATGTTCGACATATTCTGTATACGGCTAATAAAGATTCGTTTGCTAATGAGATTTACAAAGATACATTATCTGGCGGCTTCTCCGTAGCAAAAGTTTGGACGGATTACAGTAGTCCGATGTCTTTCGATCAACAGATTTATTTAGCGCGTGCATTCGATCCTACACTTTGCGGATTCGATCCTTTAGCAAGAGCGTCTCATAAAGGAGACGGTGAATATTGTTTTGAAATATTCCCTATGTTAAAAGACGAATTTGAACGTAAATTTCCAAAAATCGACACTAATAATCTTGATTATATGCGAGAAATAGAAGGATTTAGTTGGACATATGAAGATTCGAGTAATCGTAAGATACTTTTAGTGGTTGATTATTACGAAAAGAAAAAGGTACGAACCAGAATTGTGAAACTTGCTAATGGTAGGGTGATGACGCTCTCTAATTATAAGAAGATGGAAAAATATTGGGTGGATAATCAATTTATTGAACAAATCCCAGTTATTATAGGAAAACCCCGTACCACAGAACTGGAAACAATTTGTCATTATAAATTGATGCAAGATAAAATTCTCGACTATACCGAAACAGATTATACTTATTTGCCATTAGTATTCATTGATGGACATTCCATCCAATTAACACGCGGAAAAGGAAACTCTGCTTATCAAATGACGCGTCCTTATGTTTATCATGCGAAAGGCATTCAAGACCTGAAGAATTTTTCAGGTCAGTCACTTGCTAATTACTTGATGAACATGGTCCAACATAAATTCATTGTCATGAAAGAAGCTATTCCTCAAGAAAAAGATTATCTAGCGGCTTTAAGTGATATTCAGCGAATGAATACGGTAGTTGTTAATGCCTATAGCGAAAATAATCCTGATAAACCAATTCCAACGCCTATTCGAGAAATACAGAATCAGCCAGCGCCACCGGAAGTAATGGGAGCTTTTCAAATAACCGATCCTACCACTCAAACTATTCTAGGTTCTTACGCTAGTAATCTAGGACAGAATGACAATGACTTATCAGGTAAAGCCGTTATTGAATCGGCCAGTGTTGGTAATGCGGCTGCAATGCCTTATGTAGTGGGTTATTTAGCAGGCCTCACCCAAATTGGCTGCATTATTGCCGACTTAATGCCTAAGTATTTACTTGGCAAACGTCAAGTTCCAATGGTTGACAAAGCCGGTGAACGCGATTACCAAGAAGTTAATACGCCCGGAAATCCTGGCTTAGATTACGATAATCGCGCACTCAAAGTGAATATTGAAGCCGGTGTTAATTTTCAAGTACAAAAGAACCAAGCACTTCAGCAGATAACTTCTTTAATGCAAGCTTCACAAGAATTTGCTTCTTTTATGAATGATGATGCCACGTTGCCCATATTGGTAGATAATTTAACTATTTATGGTGCAGATAGACTTAAAGAAGCTGTTCCGCAATGGGTTCAAAAGAAACAGCAAATGCAACAACAGCAAATGCAAATGCAGCAACAGGCTATGCAGCAAGACCCGCGCATGATGAAAGCGCAAGCCGATATGCAAAAAGTTGAGCTGGAAAAAATGGAGTTTCAGATTAAAATGAAACAACAAGAAATCGATACGCAATTATCGATTGCCAAATTGGCTAATGAAAAGATTCTTGTGGATTCAAAGGTTCTGGAAGCGGAGGCAAAGATTTCTCAGGCTCAAATTGATAGCGCTGTTCGACTTGAAGAATCACAAACAAGTCTTGAAGTACATAGTTTAGAATCTGCAACAAAACTTGCTGAAATACAAAGTCGTGAACACGATAGAGTGCTTAAAACGCACGGAGCTCATTTGGCTGAAAGAAAGTTAGAGCATGAAATAAATAAATCAAAGGGAGTGGAGAATGAGCAAACCTGATTATAAAATAAACATTAATCACATAGAACAAAAGCATGGCGTGGCAAAATTAGAAAGGGATGGATTTACAAGGCAAGAAATAATGCATACGATGTATAAAGCAACGGATGGGATGCGTCAGCATGAGCGCACGCAACTCGTTAAAGAATTATTTGATCGCAAGGAGAAGTGAATGTTAAGCCTGCTTGGTAGTGCTGCATTAAAATTGTTTGAGGCTGAACTTGAAAAACATTCCCCTGAAATACAATCTTATTTATTGAATGAGTTAGGCATTGCTGCAAAATCAGCAATGGAACTCATTCAAAAAAAAATAATAGAAAAAGCGGGGTAATAAAATGTTTAAAGATAAATGGATTCAGGGCGCTATCAAAAATAAAGGTGCGTTACATGAGAAATTGCATGTACCAAAAGATGAAAAAATTCCTGCTAAGAAATTAAAGGCTGCTGAAAAAAAAGGCGGCAAGATTGGCAAAGAAGCACGCCTTGCTGAAACGCTTAAAGGTTTAAAAAAGAAATAAAAATGAAGTATAATAAAATTCCCAGATTAGTAGATGATGTTTGTAAAGCGATAGAGAAAGGAGTGCCTTGTCCTCGCATGAATCTTGAGTATTCTTCTTATTGTGCGATGCATAGGAGGCGTTTAAGAAAATATAATTCCTTTGAATTGCCATTGGAATTTTCAATTGAAAAGGAGAATTTAAATGGGTAAAGAGCAAAAGAAAAAAGATGATAAAAAAGACATGAAAAAGAAAAAGAAAGATTGCATGTAATTAATCATTTTAATTAAGGATAGAATAATGAAAACGATGCATCATGAAAAAGCAAAACATCATTTGGGCGAAGCGGCCAAGCACCATGAGAAAGCTAAAAAACATATGGAAATGGCTAAGAAATCAGATGGTAAGCATAGGGATGCCAAAGAAGATATGTCCATGCTTAAAAGTAAAATAAAAAAATCCTGCATGAAATAAGGGAACAATATGCCATTGATTAAAGGCGCAAAGCCTGGAAGTAAAAAATTTGGTGAAAATATAGCAACAGAAATAAAAGCCGGAAAGGCTAAAAATCAAGCAGTAGCGATTGCTTATAGTTTAGCCAAAGAAAAAAAGAAGAAGAAATAAGATTGACAAAATATCAAAGTTATACTTATTATTACAACAATTACGTCGCCATACGAAAACTTGGCCGATACTTCGCAACGAATTGCGTTGTTATTTACGGTGACACCGACATTAAGTCAATAAAGCAGGATTTTTTATGACAGATGGTTTAGAAACTGATTTACAGGAAACACCTGTTGAAGAGGTCATAAGCGAGGTTCCCGAAAATACCGCGCCAGAAGTTGAGACGCTTGATAAGGCAACTGTTCAAAAGATAATTGCCCGTGAACGAAAAAAAGCTTATGAGAAAGGCAAGCAGGAGGCATTAATGACACTAGAGCAACAATCCCAAACAGAGCAAGCGCCACAACAAGCGCCTCAGCAACAGCAAACGTTTGGAGGAATACCTCAAGTATCACATGAAGATATTCAGCGAATTGTTGCTGAACAATTGCCTCAACATATACAACAACAAGCCCAAGAATATAAGAATAAACTTCTTGTGGATAGTTTTGTAAGTAAAATGCAAGCTGCCGAACAACAATATCCTGGTCTTGAAAAGAAGTTGAACGATCTTGATTACACGAAGCCTGGCACACGTGCCATAGTTGAAATGGCTAATGAGCTTGAGAATACAGGCGACATAATGAATGAATTAGTTGAAAACCCTGAGAAAATGGGTTCTTTACTAAATCTAATTTATGAACAGCCTCGACTTGCTCAGCAACGAATAGCCAGTTTAAGTAATTCGATTAAACAAAATCAGACGGCTTTAGCCCAAGAAAAATCAGCACAAAATCCTATCGGTCAGATGAAATCTTCCGTTAATGCAGGAATTACCGGAAACAGTGAACATGAGATGTCGGTTAATGATTTGCGTAAGATGTTAGGCAGATAATTACTGATTACATGAACACGCTCCAGGTAATTTTTTGGAGAACTCATCGTGACTACACCCGTCAATACGCTTCAGAATGTGCAACTTTATATCAAATCAGAACTAGCATGGTTAGCTAACTCCTTTTGGGGGATCGCAAATGCTAATAAAACATTAGAACAATTTAACGACCGAAGAGGAAACTTAGGTGATACCATCACATTTGATACCACGCCTCGTTACATTTCTTTTGATGGCCTTATCATTACACAGCAACCATCTGTACAACGTCTTCAATCTCTTATAGCTTCTCAAGCAAAGAACGTGTCGGCTGGTTATACAGACGAACAATTCATATTCAATGTACGTGATTACATGGATAGATTCGGTACAGCTGCTGCGGAAGAATTAGGTACAGCAATCGAATCAGATATTCTTAAAAATATTGTATCTGGAGTAGTGGGCACTGATCCAAATAGCCCAAACTATTTATTGCCTCAGATTAACACAGGTCCTTATCGATTCTTTGGCGATGGCGTAACACCTATTAATTCATTCACCCAATTAGCGCAGGCCTGGGCAAACTTTACGGCTTATGGCGCCAGTACTTATAAAAAACGCGGCGTTCTGCCGATTGATATTATCCCAGCGATTATAGGAACAGCTTTAAATCAATTTTCTCCTGAACGAAATAATAAAATATCTACTTCTTGGGAACTGGGTCGTTTTGGTGGTATGGATGTTGATTGGTCTGCCTCTAACTTATTGCCTATACATGTATCGGGAACAATTGGTGATACAGCTGCGCCTAATAATATTATGACTGTGGTTAGTACTAACGATCCAACAGGCGTTAATGTCACCGCAATTACTTTTACAGAGCCTACTGGTGGCACCGATGCCAATGCAATAAAAGCAGGTGATTTGTTTGAATTTAATGATGGTGTATCAGGTAAGCCAAATATGCGCTTCTTGACTTTTATTGGGCACAAGCCAACTCGTCAAAAAGTTCAATTCAGAGC